AATGTTATTAAGTATGATTTTAGGGCTGAGGGCAATGTTAGATCATGTGAGCTCTTTATAGTGGGTAATCATATAACCGCGACCAAACCAACTGGTACAGCTAAAAAATTTCCAAATATACTCATTGAATATGATAGTCTTAAAGGTGATAGGGATAGTGCTTTTGTTGAAATATCGTGTGCACCTGGTTATTTCGTTAAACACTGTAGGGAAATCAAAAGAACGTGTGAAGGTATGTTTTACTCCAAAGGTTTACCTATGGATAAAAATTTTGGCATAACCGACTTTCATCCTTGGTCCGACTCCACTCAAATGAGAGCTGTTTTAACTCGCATTCTGAAAGACAATAGTAAAATTAGAACGGTTTTCTGTGATGCAGCTTCAAAACAAAACTCTGAAGCTATAACCGCAGGTATAATAACTGATATCTTTGACATACTTATGAAGTATCGATGCGATTTGATAGTTAAAACATTTGGCAATCCAACTGAAGTGTGGAATTTGGCCACTAGGTATAGATTAGTTAAGAGATATGATCATGTTGATTTCGAACCCAGTGTTACTATCAGCTCAGAAAAATATTACTTCTTAATCGATCCACAAGATGTACAGGTAAGGCAAGAAATTGATTTGTACAATGAATACAATGATAAAATAACCGATCATAGCTATAGTTTAGATGCCGTTAAGGTCAATAAATTTAGAAATTATTTTTTCAAAAATGATTTTAAGAAATATGATGTTATCGGTGATATTAATAGCAAACACATCAATGGTTCTTTTAAAGCTATAACTGGTTATGCTAGCGCGTCAAAGACCACTTACGCTATGGAAAATTACCCAAACGCCGTTTTTGTGAGTCCAACTCGTGAATTGAAAAATTCTCATCTCGCTAGCGGTGTTCGTTCGTACACACAACATGAAATTTTCTTGGTTAAAAACGTGCCAGCTGAAATCATTGTTGATGAAATGTCTCAATTTTTTGTTGAGTATTTGGCAATTTTACAATTACACTTCCCGCGAACTCAAGTAATAATGTTAGGTGACGTCCACCAAGTACCAGCAATAGCGTTTGACACGCGTGATCGTTTTACCCAATTCAGAGATATCGGCGTCAGAAACAACATAAGGGAAACCTACAAAATACCACATGATATAGCGAAGGTCATAAATAGTAAATTTGGGTTTAATATTATACCTAAATCCAAAGTTGAGAAAGGTTTTTATCATGTCGACGGTGATGTTTTCAAGTTTCCCAAAAAATGGAAAAAGATACCTATTATTTGCTTTAACGACAACACTAAAGATCAACTAAATAAAGCAGGTTTTGACGCTTCTACTATTACTTGTTACCAAGGTTCTAGGGCTCACACAGTTCTTTTCTATATTGATTCAAGAAGTATACAATCGGCGTTAATTAATAAAGGGGAATGGATTTATACCGCATTAACTAGGGCTACTAATCAGTTAGTTTTTGCTGGGGAAGAGAAAGGTGTTATAATT